GTTTTTGAAATGAATGATTTAGTTATTCATACTTATCAATTTATAAGGTTATACATTCTTCATTGTTATACTAATAATAATCCTTTACCTGAATTGAGTGATACATTTATTTCTTATTGTATCAAAACATTAGGCACTCGTGATAATAGAGGGAAGAAATGTACAGATACAGAACTATTGGAAACATTAGAAGGATTTTATAAAACTGAATATCAACCATTACTTAATCACGAAAAAACGAATTTAAAGAATACTACTTTTTTACTACCTTATTTAGCAACTCAAATTCATACATCTTTATCAAATAATATCCAAGAGCATTTTATTCAACATTTCTTACGATTTATTAATAAAACTACAAATGATATTACAGAAGATAAGCCAATATTATTCCAATTCAAAAAGAACCTTATGGAATTAACAGATACAAATGAAATATTTAATTTATGGAAAGATACACATTTACGAAATATCATTCCTGAAAATGTTAAAAAATCTGTTTATTATGATGTCAAGGTTAGACCATTTGAGTATTTGAAAGGAATGTTGTATATGAATTCTGTATTGGAAAAACAAGAAAGTAAATTATTTCAACCATTACCATTAAGAATTAATATTATACCAAAACACATTATTTTAGATACTGCGTGTATTATTAATTTATTTTGCCCTGAAAAAGATAAAGATGGTAATAAAATTAAGAAGGGTGAATTATTGAGTAATGTGAAGGATAATCAAAATGAAGTATGGAGTAATTTGTTAAATTTAAAACATAGAATTTTTAATAACAAACATTACCAATTTCATAACCAAATTCAAACAGACGGAATTAGTTGTTGCTTATTATTTATTAGAAAAGATTTGAAGGATAAAAAATGGGGTGCAAGAGTTCCTGTTTTAGAAGAACAAGATTTTTATAACATAGAAGATTTATCCACAAAACAATTAGAAACATTAAAAGATAGAACTATTATTGGTTGCGACCCTGGTAAGCGTTCATTAGTGTATATGATGGATAATAAAGGAAATAAATTACAATACACAGCACCACAAAGAAAACGAGAAAGTAAAGCAAAATGTAATCAACTAATTTTATTATATGAAAGAAAGAAAAATGGAATTATTGAAAAAGAAACACAATTATCTTTCCAAAATAGTAAATCAGTTAATTATGATAAATTCAAAATATATCTTGTTGAGAAAAATAAACTAAACAAAGAAACCATAGAATTTTACAAAAGAGACACTTGGAGAAAAATGAAATTTCGTCAATATAGTTATGGTAAGAAAAGTATTGATACATTCTTAAATAAAATAAAAGAAATATTTGGAGAAAATATATTAATTGGTTATGGAAATTGGAGTAGAGATACTCAAATGAAATTTTTTATGCCTACAATGAATAAAGGATTAAGAAAATTAATTCATAAAAAATATGATACAATAACCATAAATGAATGTAATACAAGTAAGAAATGTTGTGATTGTTATAAAGATTTAGAGTATTACAAAGATAAAGAAAATAAAAAGGTATTTCGTCTATTGGTTTGTTCTAACTGCGTGAGTTGCGAAAACAAAAAAATCGTATTTAGAACAAGAGATGCAAATTCCTCAATAAATATTTTGAAATTGACAAAATGTTGGATAGAGAAACAAACAAGACCAACAGAATTTCAAAAATAACATTTCGTCTTTCACTTCTTCAATAACCAAAGAGAAGAAGAAAAAGTAAGACCATCAATATTGATTTTACATTTTTTTATTTTTTTAATGCTGTAAAAATCGGCGTTTGAAATGTAAAAAGGTGTAAAAAACATACTTCCTTGTCATCAACGTAATGTTTAGTTGGCTGTTCTTTCTTCGTTTTTCTATTCGGTGCTCTATGCTCATAACCAGTCACGCGTTCATGTTCAATTATATTCCAAACTTTTTCTAATTGAACTACATTTTTATTAAACCAATCTTTATTTCTTATGACTAAAACACAGCTTAACTTTTCTAGTCTCCAATAAATAAATTTCATAAATGTATAGTTATAAGGTTCTGATTCATATTTGTGAATAGTATTTTCCTCCCACTTTGCAACATCCTCTGGAGTCTGTGTATCAAGTGGCATATATTCGTAGTGTGGTCTACCTTCTTTTGTATGAAAATATATAATTTGCCCTTTATAATTACCATCTAAGGTTGTTACGTAACTATTAAATTCATTACCTTGATAACATGATTTGGACGAATCACTCATATAGGTCTCATAATTTGGATATTCAACAAATTTGGTTTCCAAAAAATCACACTCATCTAAATGACAAACTTCCATTTGAAGTTGCATCTGAACCCAATACTCTTTCTTTGGAATGCCGTTAATTTCACGATTAACTATATTTTTAATTTCTAACATACGACCATAACGTCCTGTTTTAGATTCAATTACAATTCCATCTGGTGATGCTCCAATAAACTTATAGACAGGGTGTTGAATGCATCCAAATTCTTCCACTTTTGAACCGTACATATGCTCATAGATTAGAACAGATAACGGTTCGTATTTTTGCCCCCAATGTAGAGGTGTGTTAGTATTTACCAATTTTATTTCATCATCATTTTCAGCATTAAAATCTTTTAAAGGTTGACATTTTTCATAAATAAGTTGATTTATTGTACTTTGAGATTCAAAGGCTTTCCACGCATTGCTTGCAGTAATCAAATTCCAACGAAATTTATACCATTCTGGTGTTCTTTGAACTGGTTGCGGTATTTCTCTTAAAGCTTGAATTTTCTTCTCTATTATATTTATCTCTTCCGAATTAGTTTCATTACATTGTTCGTCGTCTTCTTCGATTGCATGTTGTATAGAGCGTTCTGGATGAAATGTTGTTATATAGATATTAAATGCGTCTTCTAATAAGTCGTTCATGTCATCTTCAATATAATCGCTATCTAAAATATGGTCTTCCATTTGTATATAGAAGATATCTTTTATTTCTTCTAGCAAAATCTCTTGAAAATTTGGGTCAGAAATTGCGGTGGGATTTTCTGCCATATATTCTTCCATTAAATGTAACGCAGTTTCTACCAAATCAACAGCATAATTTTCCGAAAAAATAGATGGTTCATCTTCGAATACTAATGTATCCAATATGTCTTGTAACGTTTCTAAATCATGTATAAAAGTAGTCATACTATATATATTATTTAAATCTATTTAATATATAATTAAATAATTATATATCAAATAAATAGTCATCTTAATTTTCATCGTCTTCTTCTGAATCAGAATCAACTGCTTTTGCTTCTTTTTTTCGTATAGTACCTTGACCTGATTTTTTTGGTGCTAATGATTTAAGTGTTGAAACTCTTTTATCTATATTTTTAAGTGTAAAATGTTTCGATGTTTTTATATAACATAATGCTGGAATATCCTTAACAACTCCATTTTCTTTATCATATATTACATCTTTGACTCTTTGCAATTTTTTGTGGTCTAAACAGTCTCTTAAAAATGTTATTAATAAATCGGATTCTTCATTTGAAAGATTATTTTCTTGCCTATAATTTTCTACATAATCTTGTAGCTTCTTAGTTTTAACTGTTTTATTTAACTTGCACCATGGCTCATTTACATTATTAATCTTTTCATTCTCTAGAAACTTATCCAAATTCGACAAGTCATTTGATGATTTAGTTTCTGGCAACTGGACACCATTTAGAAGCATAGTTTTGTACTTGATATTTTTGAGCTCTTGGCAATCGATTTTAATTGAGGACTCTAGCATCTTATATAATATATAAAATTGAGTTTAACTTACTTTCGTAAAATATATATTAATCAAACAATATTTATATCAATTACATATTAAATATATTATAGGTCTAAATTATATGGAAGATAATATCATTAAAAAAAGCATTGCATATAATGCTGTCAAAAAATTACCAAGAAAACAACTAATTAAAGAACATGATAGAGAGAAGAATAAAAAACGAGTTGAATCTGAAAATTGGAAATTTAGTGTAGAAAATTATGCTTATGAAAATCAGATTAAAATGATGAAAGATATATTAGCTAATAATTATAATCACAATGATTATGTATCAAAAATTGCTATTCAACAAATAAATAGAAAAATATATGGTTATAAACAACAAGATATCATTAAAAAACTTTTAAACGAAAAAGATTTCATAACTTTACAGTCAGTGATAGATAAAATGGTTGATTGTGCATTAAAATGTTATTATTGTTCTTGCGAAATGAATGTTCTGTATGATATCTCGAGAGAAATGAAACAATGGACTGTAGATAGAATTGATAACGACTTAGGACATAATTTAACAAACTATTATTTAGCTTGTTTAGAATGTAACTTAAAACGAAGGAGAAGAAGTGACGACAAATTTTTTTTTACAAAACAAATGAAGTTAGTCAAACTTCCTGGAGAGAATAATGAAGACAAAAATGAAGAAGAAGAAGATAAGGATGATTCGTTTGTTTAATAATATTAATTAATCTTATATTATTAAATAATGGAAAATAAAAAAATAGATTATTGTGATGAATGCGTAAAAGAATTAGATGAATTTAGTAAAGGAATTCGTGACTCTCGTTCAAATTATTTAGGCGAAAAAAATAATTGCGCTATTCATAATCCAAGTGTTAAAATTCATAATCCGAGTGTTAAAATTTACAACGCAAATGGTATAATTAAATGGACTGATGGTCAACTATATGAGAGGTCTAGAAGAATGAAACATCAAATTGAAATGGAACAAGAGCAATTTAGTAAAGAAATGGAATCATCAGCATATACTTCTTCATTAAATCACGACGAGAATACTTGGGATATTCTAAATCAATCACTATCTGGTGCAGGTTTTAAAGTATCGAATAAGAGAGAAGAATTGGGTAATAAATTAGCTGGTAGAGAAATGCTTCAACAAATTGGGTTTAATCCTTTTTTAGGTCAAACGAATTACGTTGATGATATTTCAATTAGAGACCAATTTTTAAAACCAATCAATACCACTCAGGATGATACAAAAGTTCCGTTTAGTAGCTAAATTAAACCAATGTCTTGTTACACATTGTGTAAAGTAATCTATTGACAAAATAAGCAATAAACATATTAAACAAAATAATTAAACCATTTATAACATTTACTAATTTAATTTTACCAAAGTTTTTTATTAAGTAATATATTTCTGTAGTAAATAATATAACTAGACTAATAAAGAATAGTGCTGATATAATAAGAAAGTAAAAACAAGCACTTTTATCTAAAGGACCAAAAAATGAAGTCATCAAATCCGACATTATAATATATACAAAGTTTTTTTTATTTATCATATAAAATATTAATGAAACTTGACAACAATTTCAACATCTTCCTTCTTGATGCTTTTTGTTGCAGAAATAGATAATTCTTCCCTCTTCTTTCTAGTCTTTGAATTATCAACAGATTCTTTTCGCTTTGAAGTACTATTTCTACTATTCATATCTTTTTCAATTATCTCATAATTCTCCTCAATAAAATTAATTACCTTATTCTCGATAGCCCATTTAAAGAAATTCAATTGTCCAATTGTTGTCTCAATACATGTTCCATCCTTATATGGAATACTAATCCTATCCCATCTACAAAATGGATCAAAACGCTTCTTGGAATATGCTTTTAATTTAAGCTTATAATCAAAATAAACTTTAAAACGAACATTGTCACCATTCTTATTAGTCATTTCATATAGTGTATAGTTTTTTTTAGCATAATTAGTAGCAAACCAATCAACAATTCTTAGAGAGATTTTAGACTCACCTGTAATAATTTTTAACATTCTTGTTAGATTATCCTCTTCCTTATAAAATTCCAATAAATTATTTAGTAATAATTCATTTTGCGTTGTATAATTAACAGCCATGCTCATTTATGATAGATTTTTAAATATTTATTTAAGTTGTTTATATGCAAATATATATTTTAAATAATCTGTATAATATTTTGAAAAATCATCATGTGGTATTGG